CCTACCGGATCGGCTCCTTTTTGCAGTCCCGAACGGTGGTAGCCGGCATAAAATAGAAGCGGCTAATATGAAGCGCCAAGGCGTTAAACGAGGTGTAGCTGATGTGATCCTTCAGATACCGAAAAAGGGGTATGCTTCCCTTTGTTTGGAGTTCAAGACATCGACGGGAAAACAATCTCCCGATCAAAAAGAATACCAACGCCAAGTTGAAATGGCAGGTAGTAAGTATGTGATTGTTCGGAGCGTGGAACAGGCTATCAGGGAACTGCAACTGTATCTGGGTTAATAGATTTCCCCTGTTATATTTTAGAATAAAAGTTATGGCTGAATTGAAGTATGATCCCCGGAATTATCGCATCCACACAGATAAGAACAAGAGATTGATTCGTAAAAGTTTGGAGGATTGTGGAGCGGGGCGTTCTATCCTTTTCGATAAGGATGATTGCATCATTGCAGGGAACGGAGTGTACGAGCAAGCGCTGGAATTAGGCTTACCGGTTCGAATTGTGGAGTCTGATGGTACGGAATTGATTGCTATCAAGCGTACAGATCTCTCAACTGAGGATTCTCGGCGTAAGGCGCTTGCCCTAGCTGACAATTATACCTCTGATACGTCTGTATTTGACTTTGACGCGATCGTTGAAGATTTCAGTGCAGACGAGTTGGATGCTTGGGAATTTAAAATCGATGATCTGAATATTGATGATATCTCCATCGACGATGTGAAGCCGGACAAGGGGCGTGTCGGCAGCTTGAAAGAACGTTTCATTATTCCTCCTTTCTCAGTACTTGACTCTAAACTTGGAAACTGGCAAGACCGGAAACGTGCCTGGCTTGATCTTGGTATAAAGAGTGATGATGGCCGGGAGAAGGAGATTACATTTAGCCGATCAGCGCAACCACCCCGAGTATACGAAGCCCGTAACGTAATTCGTGAAAAAACAGGTGCCGATCCGTCGTGGGACGAATTGCAGAAGTATTGCCGGGATCATGGTATCCCGTTTATGGATGGAACCTCGATCTTTGACCCGGTACTGTGCGAGCTGGCCTACCGGTGGTTTAATATTCCCAATGGTTGTATCCTGGACCCATTTGCTGGTGGCTCCGTTCGTGGTATTGTTGCATCTATGTTGGATATGACTTATTTTGGTGTTGATCTAAGGCCGGAACAGGTCGAAGCCAACTGTAAAAACGCAGTTGAAGTATTAGGGGAGGAGTTCGGCGGGAAAGGCGGTCATAAATTTGCTCCTCTGTGGCTTTGTGGAGATAGTGTAGAGATAGATGCCCTGGCAGAAGGTTATGAGGCAGACTTGGTTTTTAGTTGTCCTCCGTATGCGGACCTAGAAGTGTATAGTGACGATCCGGCAGACCTATCGACGATGGATTATCCTGAGTTCCTGCAAGCGTATAAAGAAATCATCTGGAAGAGTTGTTCACTGTTGAAGCCTAATCGATTCGCCGTGTTTGTAGTAGGAGAGGTTCGCGATAAGAGTGGTGTGTATCGGAGTTTTGTTCCTGATACGATCGCTGCGTTCCAGGAAGCAGGCTTGCATTATTACAATGAGATGATACTGGTTAACAACATAGGTAGTCTGGCTATGAGAGCCGGAAAGCAGTTTAGTAATAGCCGAAAGATTGGTAAGCAGCATCAAAATGTGCTTGTATTCTATAAAGGGGATCTGAGTAAGATTAAGGAAAATTTTCCCGAACTTGATTTCTCGAATGATGATTTGTTTAAGGAAGATTGATAAATTTGGCGAATAACTAGAGAAAAGGATATTCGCCATGAAAATAAAATTATGTATGATTTATCGTGAGGTTTTAGCGAAGAGATTAGAACGTAAACGCTTGCAACTTGCGGAGTTGGAGAGACAGATAAATAGTGAAGGTGTTTCTTCATCGGTGGATAAGCGCAAATATATTGAGTTGAAAGCTATCGTGAATGAATTGGAGAATTGCCTTGATATGGCGGATTCTATGTTTAAATTTAGTAAGGAAGAAAAAGGAGAGTAGTATTTAATGGCAAAGTATAGTCAAAAATTGGTGGATCGAATTTGTTCTCTTATTCGGGAGGATAGCTATACTATTGCCGAGATTTGTGATTTGGTCGGTATAAACAAGGATACTTACTATACTTGGATGAAAACAAAATCCGACTTTTCCGACTCTATAAAAAAAGCGGAAGACGCACGGATGCAATTCTTTGTTGCCGAGGCCCAGAAGTCTTTATTAAAGAAGATTCAAGGTTATGAGGTGGAAGAGTCGAAGATCACGTATGTCGATAGTGGTAAACCTGTGGTTGATGAGAATGGAAAAGAGAAACAGAAACCTAAGATCAAAGAGAAAACTATAGTCAAGAAGCATATCCAGCCGGATACCGCTGCTATTATTTTCACCTTGACAAATGGTAATCCAGATCGTTGGAAAAACA